AAAATTCAGCAGCACCGTCGCAGTCCAGCTTTGCAACCGATGATCGGCATCCATTGAGCTGAGGTCTACGTTCAAGAGCAAATTCGCACACGCCTCACGCTCATGTGCTGCAACAAGTGCGGCGAAGCGTTCAAACGATTCAAGGTTTGCGCCCATGTATGAGACTGGGTTAAAACCAGCCTCTCGCGCCATCTTGATAATGTCGTCTCTATCCACCGTTCTTCTCCTTCAGCTTAGATTCAATCTCACGAGCAAGTCCATATCGTGCAACACGTTCTTGTGATGTGTCGTCGGCATCGACAAGTGCTTGGCGTAAAACGGCAATGGCTTCGATGTAGTAATTTTTATCGCCTGTTTCCATCAGCATCTCTGCGCTTGCATCCTCTAGCACCTCTATCGCTTCTTCAATAGCTTCTCTGCTCATGTGTTTTTCTCCTTTAATTTAGCTTCGACGTAACTTGCAAACGCCCTGCACCAACCTTCCGGATCATCGTTCCAATCCTGATTGGCATCGTATTCAGCGTGACAAAACGCATCGTGAATGTCATCGCTAGTAAGCCCAACCCATTCACCAGACGCAGCGTAAAGTTTTGCGCCGACCTTAATTTCACTTGCGTCATCCCATGCGACGCAAGGTCTACCGTTTGCTTCAATCCGATAAACATGCGCCACAGGCTTTGGTTCCCAATTCTCGCACTCACAAACATAGCGATCAGCATTATGTGAAGCGTTACGATCAAAGCCATGCGGTGCATCTGGATGGGTTTTGCAGGTTATCTCGGCCATAGATATGTCGCTGCTTGAAATGCGCCAGCGTCCACTAATGTTTCTTCGTCGATCTCGCGTCCACCGGGAAGCACAAACACGTTCTTTTTGACGTAGTGAGGGACGATCGTGATCTTCTCGTAGAGATACACTTTGACCCAATCACGCTCTTGTTTCGGTTCTTGTTTTTTCATGTTGAATTCCAAAAGGGTTATTCCAAAGGAAAGGTTTGTTTCTGTTTTGCAACTTGATTTCGACTGCGTTGTAACCGTATGCCCGACCAATCTTCTTAGCGACCGATGACTGATGCGACATCAACCTTCTTGTGATCTTGCCCTCAGCTAGTAATGGCATTAGCGCGTTTTGGATTAGTTTCGGGCTTATCTTCATTTTCTCGGCCAGCTCTTTCACCGTCACTGGGCCAATTCGTTTCTGCATATATTTAAGACAGGCTAATCCACGATCAATCTTTGCCTGTTTCTGAAGTCTTGTGAGACTCATTTATCTGCTCTCCTTTGTGCCGCCTCATTTGTGTATTTCGTGCCGTAACGCCTTCTTAGTTTCTCGATGTTGTGCTCAAGGATTCTGTTTCTGTTGAGGCCGAGCTTTTGTCGGATGCCCTCAAGATAAAACTCGATGTCGCCCAGCTCCTCGATGACGTTGTCAATGTCCAAAGGTTTTTGGTAAATCGCCCACTTCTTGATTGCGTCTAAAAGCTCTCCAGACTCCCCGGAAACTCCAATGGACATGTGAAGCACAAAGGCTTGATCCGGGCTCAGGTCGTCAAGGATGTCGCATCCCGGTTTAGCAAGTGCAGTAACTAATTCCGTGTGGTTCAAAATGGTGACTCCTCAATGGTTTTCAAAATGTCGCGCTTAGTGACTTTCTTTTTCTTAACCCATTTGCTCCTAACTAACGTCTGCTGAAACGGCCAATTTGGGTGTTTTGCTAGCTCTTTCGTTGGTTCATTCATATCGCCTCCGTAAAATTACATTGTCGTAAGCCTGCTTTTTCCCGCAAAGTGTTTACCGATAGTCGGCTGATTTGGGCTGATAATCGGTAGGCAATCCACCAACCTCCTGAACGTACTGCTGGCTCTGTCTGTCGAACCAAAGTTTCGCCACTCCCTCCCATTCACCGTTCCTTTGTTTCTCGAAACTTAGGAAGGCATCAGGGATGGAATGGTCCACTACACCATTGGCCTCAAAATCGCGCTCCTTCGATTTATTTCTGTGCATGAGGATTACGTTGTCGACCTGATCTGCGACGCTCCCAGACCCCTTCAAATCGTTTTTAGAGGGTGTTCTGTTGTCATCCGACTGTTTCCTGATATGGTGGACAAGATGAATGTGAATATTCTGATCTCTCGCGAGACCGCACAGCTCGTCTGTAAAATTTTTCTGTGCGTTGTAATCGTCCTCGCCACGAACGCACTTCATTAGGCTGTCGATGAAGTAGTGCTGGCAACCGAGCATTGTCTTGCAGTAGACGCCGACCCCTAGAACTTGAGGCGGGCTCACAGTCCCTTGTACGTCATAGAACCAAAGTCGGTCTTTGACCCATTCCTTAAACTTCTCGTGGCTTTGTAAGGTAGGAAATGACATCCGCGACCACTGCCTCACCATCCGCTTGAGTGTCCTCACCGGCTTCATTTCGAAAGAAGCGATGACCACTCGTTGATGTTGGTGGATCAGGTGCAGAGCGATCTGTCCCGCGAGAAGGGATTTGCCAGATCCGTTCTGCCCCGCAAGCACCGTGACCTCACCTAATCGGTAGGTGAACTTATCCGCAAGTTTTGCAAACGGCATGACAATGTTTGGCTCTTCAGACGGGTTCCTCATCTCCTGAATGAGATCGTCCATACAGTCTTGAGCAGGCCTGACTTTCACAGATGCTTCCATCTGCTCGTACCACGCCTGATAGTCTAAGTTCTCTAAGACGTTCATGCGTCCACCTCCGAGTCCCAGTACAAGCCGGGCGCGTAGTTAGCTATCACGCGGGCCGGGGCACATATTTTCAGAGCTTGCAAGATAAGGTGGACGTGGTCAGGATCTCCTCCAGTGAGATGCACTTGTAGTCCTCTGGCCCACCTAAAGTCTCGGTCTTTAGGCTCAACGACAACAACCGGGTAATCCGGGTCATCGTCTGGCTTTCCAACAAAGTCTATGAACACAGCTTTAGGTGGTTTGCCTGCAAACTGAAGGTTGTTTACGAAGTCGTGGCCTTTCATAGACTTGCCCTATCGCCGTAAGCGGTTGATGTTGGCTGGATTGTCTGCTTAGTCACCCATTCCGCTTTAAAAGCGGTCCAGTTTCTTTCGCAAATCTCCCGCAATGCAGCATCTACAGAAAAGCCTGCTTTGTTAGCCTCCCTAACAATGCCATTCCACGCGACCTGTGTAAGCGGCGCTTTTTTGGCATTTCTGATCAAAATAAAATCGTCCCAAATTTGCTGGCTCACTCCTTCGGGCTTATCAATATTCTTTGGTTTTCTTTTATTTGAAGAAGAAGATGAAGAAGAAGATGAAGGGGTTGGAATTTGGTTATCGTTGGAGATAACCTTAAGGTTAACCTTCTTACCATCCAAAAGAGCTGGATTTCCGCCCTTTTTTCCGCCTAAAGCCCTGATTTCCCTAAGTTTTTCATCCCTTATCATTCTTCGGGAGCATATAGACCCATCATCTGCTATGTCATACACACCCGCAAGTCTTAGCTCATCAAGGTAGCCTTCAGCTTCTTGCAAGGTTATGCCAACCATACGGGCAAGGTTGGCTGGAAGGATAACCTTCTCATTAACCTTCAAATGACCGTATGGATTGCCTTCGTGCATATAGCAAATCATGTCGATCCACAAACCGCGAGCCCCAATCGAGCAAGATTTAAGCGCCGTGTCTCGAAGCCAGTCTGATGGATAAAATTGAAAAGAAGGACGTTTCATTTCTTCCTCCTTTCAAGATCATCCGCTAAGACAAACCCGGCGTTAAAAGCCATTCCAGCGCATTCGCCAATTGAGTGTGCAAATCTTTGATAGCTTGCATTTTCATCAATTTCTATGTCTATTTGATAGAAACCGGCTAGAAGGTATGCCGCTGCAATCCTAAATTGAGGATCTACGTCAAATCGAGAGATAACTTCATTGAGAAGATCTTTTTGTAAGTGCATGTATTCGTGACAGCTTTGACATAAGACCGCCAATTGTTCGTTTTCATAGTCCCAAACATCTCTATTTGGAATGTATTGCTTGTGATGAACGTTGAGCGTATTTGTCTCAGACTGGCAGCTTTCACATTTAAAGCCAGTCGATTCCATTACTTTCAAACGCTTTTTTTGCCATCTCGGGTCGAGATATTGGCTACGATAAGACTTCGCCACGCGAACCTCCATCAAGGTAGTCATCACTGGAGGAGCAAAGGGCAGGCAGGTGATGAATCTGCTTTTCCCCCCGTCGGGGTATCCCTTGCGATTACAACTGTATCAGTCTAAATCAGAATTCAAACACCTTGCAAGTCCACCCGGCTTTTAACTTGCCCCAACCGTGGACCTCGATCTTCCATCCTGCCTTAAGGATCGCTGGCAAATGATCCGATTCCTCAATCTTTCTTATCCTTGCGTTGACATTACCTCGGCTCGTTGTCTGCACTAAGAGCGTCTCAGTGTCCCTGATAGCTAGGATGTCGCCGATCCCGAATAGGTCCTGTCTGATGCGAGCATGTGGGTTCCACTTCTCGACGATCTGACAGAGATAACCGTTTTGCCTGAGTTTTTCTAGGCTTCGTTGCGTTGGTGATTTGCCGCTCATCGTGTAAAACCTTCCTTTCGTCTGCTGGCTGTAGCGTTGTGTTTTAGGGCGTATATAGTCGTGAAACGAGGTAAAACATGAACGAAGATTATTATTTTGACAGGATGCTATATGAACACGATAGAGAAAGAGAAGAAAATGAGCTCATTGCTAGATTGGCTGACAGCGATAGTGTTTGGGATTTTGTATGGGACGATGATGTTCCTTTTCATAAGATAGAACGTTTTTACAGGATAAAACGATATGCAGAAAGTCTACGAAGCAATAAGCAAAGTGATGAGTGCGATCTCCAAAGCAGGGATTGCCAAACAGAGGACTAACGAAGCGCAGCGATACCAGTTTCGCGGTATTGACGATGTTTACAATGCAATGGCTCCCATCCTTGCGGAGCATAAACTGTGCATCCTCCCTCGCGTTACAGACCGTCAGGTTGTCGAGCGTGTCAACAAGTCTGGCACTGCTTTGTTCTATGTCACGGTCTCGATGGAGTTCGCTCTTGTGTCCGGCGAAGATGGCTCTAGCCACGTTATATCGACCATTGGCGAGGCTATGGACTCCGGTGATAAGGCAACTAACAAAGCAATGTCAGCGGCTTATAAATACGCTCTTATGCAGGCCTTTTGCATTCCAACAGAGGGCGATAACCACAGTGAGAATGAGACTCACGAAGTAGTGTCTGAATCCAACTTCGACAAGGATCTTGAGAAGATGGCCAGCGCTAAGAAAGAAGATCTTAGGAAGGTTTATGAGGAGGTTTTTGTTAAGCACAAGAAATCACCTGACCTTGTAAAACAAATCGAAGCAGCCAAAGACAAACGTAAGAAGGAGCTAGGCCTGTGAGACCTGTTTACGAAACTGAGTTAGATAGAAAAAAAGAACTAGCCGTAGCGCAAACGTTTGCTGACCGTTTCAACTACGACATTTACCGACTTCCAAAGTTCTACGAAATGGACTTTGCCGCCTATCAGAACGGGCAACTGGTCAGATGGGTAGAAGTAAAAATAAGAAATTGTAAGTCGACCGACTACAACAGTTACATGCTTGATTTTGGAAAGTTACGATCTGCCATCAGCATCCAAAACGCGTCGCAAAGATCGGTTGTTCTTGTGGTCCAGTGGACTGACACAATGAAGTATTGGACGTTCCGAGTTGGTTATCCAATCCTGCCCGGAGGTCGTACAGATAGAGGAGATCTCGATGATGTTGTTCCTTGCATTTATATTCCTATTCATCAATTTGTAGACGTATGAAAGATCCTCATAAGGCCGTCGACTACATCCTGAAACACGCTCGGCAATTCGCCGATGCTAAAGCTCAACGGGTCTATTTAGAAGAGTTCAGGAAGTCTAAGAAAGCCATCCTGATGAAGGCTAGTCTTGAAAATGCTTTGGGCGCTCAGGAAAGGGATGCTTACGCTCACCCGGAGTATCTGGAGCTCTTAAAGGGTCTAAAACAAGCCGTCGAGATCGAAGAAAAGTTAAGGTGGGATCTAATCGCAGCTCAAGCGAGGATTGAAATCTGGAGATCGGAGCAGGCAAACATGCGAGCCGACATCAGGAACACGCAATGAACTGGCGATCTAAGAAACTACTTGAGGCTTGCAGGGAACTCCCTTGCGGTCTCTGTGGTGTCGAGGATGGAACGGTTGTCGCGGCTCACTCTAATCAACAGAAAGACGGAAAAGGAACGGGTATCAAGGCACATGACTTTCGAGTTGCTGCGCTCTGCTACCGATGCCACATGCAGATAGATCAGGGAGGCGCAGGGAAAGAAGAGAAAAGGCAAGCGTGGGAAGAAGCACACAGAAAGACGATTGGTTGGTTATTTGAAAAAGGAATCTTAGATGTCATCAGTAAATAAAGTAATCCTCATTGGTAACGTAGGCAAAGACCCTGAGTGCAGATACACGGAGGCAGGAACTGCTTTAGCGAATCTCACTCTTGCTACAACCAATAGATGGAAGAACAAACAGGGCGAGCCGCAAGAAGAAACCGAGTGGCATCGTGTTGTTGCCTATGGGAAGTTGGCCGAGATCATCGAGAAGTACGTCCAAAAAGGAAAGCCTTTGTACATAGAAGGAAGGCTTCAGACGCGGAAGTGGACAGACAAACAAGGTGTCGACAAGTACACCACCGAGATCATCGCTGAGAGCCTCCAGATGCTCGGACAGAAAGGCAGTCGAAAAGACGATGACGAGATCGCATTCTGATGGAACAGGGAACCGAGGAGTGGAGGCTTGCAAGACTAGGGAAGGTGACAGCTTCCCGTGTCTCAGATGCGCGAGCTAAAAAAGGAACGGCTACACGAGCGAACTACATCGCAGACATCCTTGCTGAAAGACTGACAGGGACCGTAGCCGAGACATTTACGAACAGTTATATGGAATGGGGAACACTGAACGAACCGCTTGCAAGAGCCGCGTATCAAATAAAGACGGGTCGATGGGTAGAGCAGATTGCCATTGTGGATCACCCGACGATTCCTTATTTCGCTGCAAGCCCTGATGGTCTGGTTGAGGATGGGCTTATAGAAATAAAGTGTCCTAAAACCTCAACACACATCTCTTATCTGACCGCGGGAGAAGTGCCTACAACTTACAAGAATCAGATGATGGCTCAAATGGCTTGTACGGGTCGTAGGTGGGTCGATTTCGTTTCCTTTGACCCTAGACTGCCCGAAAGACTACAGCTCTTTGTAGTGCGTTTTGAGCCGTCTGAGGAGGATATTAAGAATTTGGAAACAGACGTTGTTAATTTTCTGAACGAAGTAGATAATTTGATGGAGAAGCTATGAACTGGAAGGAATTGATTGAAAGCCAACGATCCCCACGAACCTTCAGACCCGTCGAGGAGATCTGGCGCGAACACGGCTGGAGACCTCCCTCCACAGAATGCCCAGACACCATCGAAAAGCACCGAGCCTTTAGAACGTGGTCAATGGCTGGAGATCATCAAAGCGGTGAAGTCCAGTGATAGATCGGAAATTACGCAGGCTTATGAGGCTGCTATGCCGTATGTCGTACAAGACTGGGCTCACTGGCTTTTATCGAAGCCTCGTGCGGCTCGGTTACCGCTAATCGAAAAGATCGCAAAACACCACGGGGACGAGGTTGGGGAAATGGTGAAGCGGAAACTTACCGAGCTACACCTTTCACGCGCTCAAAACTCCTCATGCCAGCAATCCCCAACATCCCGCTCAAAATAACCCACAAAGCCTCTGTGTCCAACATAGGAGGAGGCTTTACTTCTTTGGGTACATAACCCTCAGCCTGTAGCCAGACCCACGCCCACACAAGAAGAGGGTAGAGAAGAAACTGATAAGCCATCGCGCCTGCACCAACCCAACCTATTGCAGGTCGCCATCCAGCCACAAAGAGATTCTGATTTGCCGCCTCAACCTTGTTGACTTCCATCTGACCGAGGTCGACAGCCTGATCTATTCTTTTAGATTCAAGCTCAAGTTCCATCCGCTCTTTATCGGATGTGTGAAGGTCGCCGATAACCTTACCGACAGACTCAACGACAGAGGATATGCCGAGGATGTTCACAGCTTGAGTGCTCGATTGAGCCAGCCTAAAAGAAACTTAATTTGGCTTCGGTCTCTCATTACGATGTCACGATACCTAGCGATCTTCGCAAGGGCATAGGAAGCCACAAAGAGCTCCTCGTTCATCTGGTTGAGGGCTTGTATGGACTTAGCCCCGATAACGCCGTCTGGGGCTGTTTTAACGCATATCTGGGCTAGTTTAGAAGCCACAGAAACGCCCGCATTCACAGCGAAGTTAAAGATAGAAGAAGCAACAACAGGATTCAGTTGGTCGCCTTGTATGCGATCCCAGAATTCAGACTTGTAAAAGTCCCTGACCATTTGAGTTGGTGGGGTTTCGTCTCTGTCGATAAAGCCCCATCCCGGCCACTGCGGATTTTTGTTTCTTGCAATCCCTGCGTAGGTCAAACCACCGGTGTCGCCTTGTATCTTATGCAGGACATAGCCACCTTCGTCCTGAATCATCTTGTCAAAGGCCGACTCAAAACTCATTTGTCTACTTTGGCATCAAGTTTGTCGAAGATCCTGCTCAACATAATCTTGATCTCGGTGATGTCTTGCTGATAATCAGACTTTAAGACGTAAGTATGGGGTAAACCTTTTTCCAACTCGCCTAAGTCTTTTTGTAGTTCTTGTTGAGCCTCCCACATAACTCGGAAGAACCAACCAAAAGCAGTGCACAAAATGCCAAAGACAGCGTTAAGGAGCGTTTGAGAGTCCATTTTCAACCCATGTCAAAGTTGCCTCATCCCAACTATACATTTTGCCATCGAAAGGCATTGCTACCGGAGGCTCCCACTGAGCGTCTGCGTTAAGCGTCCAACTGGCAAAAGGCTGTGGCGGTACAAAGGCATCAATGTCAGCCCTGTATGTGTAGCCGATCCCTGCGTAGTTCTTACGCATGTTGCCGTTGTAGCTTGTCTGCTTCCAAGTGCCACCAAGGATCTTTTCCAGATGCGCTGCGCCGATATGCTCTTTCTCCACGCCGGAAGCATCAGAGGTGTCTTTATTGTCAACCACGACAACTTGTTGCACCACACCATTTTCATCAATACGGGCAAAGTGAGCCATTACGCCTCCAGCTTTAATCCAGTTAAGTCCATTTCTTCCCCGACTACACCGACTGGGAAGGTATTAAACGATAGTGAAATTCTTGTGTCATCGCCTTTGACTTCAGGAACCATATGCGTCAGGCTTGACGGAAACAGAATCAATCTTCCTGCATAAGCCTCAAACCACCAGCTTTCAGAGTTGTATGGGTTCCATTGTTCAGGCGGAAACTTAATCTGCTGCCAGCCATCACGGTAAAAGTAAATCCTGTCATCAGGGTTTGTCTGAACGTAGAAAACACCTGAGATGTAGCTGTTGGGATGTGCATGTTTGTGATGGTATTGCCCAGGCTCCGAGTAATTACACCAACTTTGCGTGACTCGTAGGCTTACGTTGTGCTTGGGATTGACTGTGCTTTTGAAGTAATCCGAGACACTATCTTCGATAAACGCACGAAGGCTTGTTAGAGCAGGGTCACGCAGTACAAAGTTGTTCGTGCTTGTGGTGTTACCCATGTTGGGTCTTGTTGGCAGCTCACGGATGAAGAACAGCTCTTCATCGCTCAGCGGTCTACCAAGCTCTGCAAAGCCAACCGGAATGGGGAATAAGTTATGCAACTGCACGTTCAAATTCCTCTTTGGCTATGCCCATCTCTTTTAATTGCTCATTGGTGTAAATAGTAGGGATGCTGTCCTCAAACTCACGAATTTTGTCAATGACCCAATACACTTCTTCTATGCTTGGACATGGCCGTGGATCATCCCACCGAGTAAAGACGTTGTTACTGATTTCCCACTTTGCACCTGGACGAAGCAAGTGCATGGCTGTATCAATACCTAGGAACTTATAAACTTTTGTAGTCATATTATTGATTGATTTTGATGATTACGATACCGGAGCCGCCTGTCCCTGCTAAACTATCTTGCCCGTTCCCCCCACCTCCTCCGCCTGTATTCGCAGTCCCAGGAGTTGCATTACCAGTGGCTGAACCAGCACCACCGCCTCCTAACCCACCAGAAGCGGCAGTTCCGCCTACCCATGCGCCACCACCGCCACCACCTGCATAGTAAGGAGAAGGTGTAATCCCGCTTATTGCTGACTGTACGCCAACGCCGCCTGCACCAGCCGAACCTCCGCCAGATAGTGAACCATTTGATCCAGCGCCTCCAGCGCCTCCACCACCGCCTCCGCCATAGCCTGGATTGCCTAGCCCATTACCACCGTTATAACCTTGTCTTGTCCCAGAAATAAAAGGTGATCCTGGATAAAGACCTGAGCCGCCTGTGCCAGAATCGCCACTGCCACCTCCGCCAGATCCACCATTTCCACTAGCTACAGCCCCACCACCACCACCCCCACCACCAAAAGCATTAATGCCGCTTAGTGATCCTGTAATGGTTGTACTAGATACCGTTTGGCTTACATTGACTGTATAAGTTCCTGCTCCTCCAGTACCGGTTCCATAAGCAGTGATGATTGTTCCTGTGGTTACACCTGTTCCTGACAACGTCATGCCAGCATAAAACGTATTGGTTACAGTGCCACCAACGGTAAGTGTTGTTCCAGAAATTGAAGATGCGGTTCCAGAAGCATTTGAAATAGATGGATCGTTAGAAATTGGAGACCCTGAAAAAGAAGAATTACTGCCATTTACTCCTTTAGCACCTGGGTTTGCTGCACTAGTAGCACCCGCACCGCCACCACCGACAATAATTGTGTATTCATTTCCAGCTGTTACAGATAAACCCGTTCCAGTTCTTAAACCTCCTGCCCCACCACCTCCAGCATGGCGACCACCACCCCCACCACCACCCGCAACCACAAGATAGTCAACGCTGGTAACACCTGTCGGGCATGTCCACTTAGTAGTGCCTTTGAACGTAAATACGGTTTGACTTGCTACGGTGTACTTGAGGATAACAATGCCGGAGCTACCAGCGCCACCATTTCCAGGACCAGCACCGCCCCCTCCTCCAGAACCTCTATTTGCAGGAGACGCATCATATCCGTTACTTGGTGAGCCAGGAGATCCAGCGCCGCCTATACTGGAACCACCTGCACCTCCTGTGCCTCCAGCAACGCCACCACCGCCACCACCCGCATAGGTTACCGAAGAACCTGTAATTGTTGATGCTGTTCCAGAACCACCAGCTCCGGCTACCGAACTTGAAGATGCAGGGTTGCCAGAACTACCAGAACCACCCCCGCCGCCAGCAGCATAAGGACCACTAGTATATCCACCGTTACTTCCACCACTATTACCTTGGCCCGGTGCGGCAGGTGCGCCATTACCACCTTGGGAAGACGCTGCTGGCGTATTACCTGTACCACCTGTTGTTGATATATTAGAACCAGAACCACCACCACCAGAACCGCCGTTTCCACCGGATGGAGTAGCATTAAAACCACCCCCGCCGCCACCACCATAAGATTTGAATGTATTTACTCCTGCGCCAGAAGGACTTTCTGCAATAGGTGATCCAGCTATAGAGGAATCACCACCAGCTTGACCTCTTGCTCCCGAAGATGTAGCACCAACACCGGCAGCACCAACAGTAATGGTGTAAACACCATCAGAATTAGGCCCACCTGTAGAAGAAACGCTTAAACCAGTTCCAGTTCTAAACCCTCCTGCACCGCCGCCTCCGCCCAAATTGTTACCACCCCCACCACCACCAGCAACAACCAAATACTCAACCTCTGTCACCCCAGCAGGGCAAGTCCAAGTAGACGTAGCGGTAAAGGTTTGGACGACGGTATAGCCCGAGGAAGCAACCGGCCAAATACCCTGACTTTTGGCTATCATCTGCTCCATGAGCGACCACACGCCTTTTGCTACAGATGTGGTAGGAATATTTGCCGGGCCAATGACCCCGCCGTTACCTATGGGCATGTTGGCTCCTAAGAGATATCTTCGTAAGAGCAGACGATCTGCAACGCGCTAGAAGTTCCCGCAGTTGCTCCTAAACTCGTGTTTTCTTCTAAATAAATATAAGCCTCTTTGTCGATCACTACTAAAGTGGCGTTCCCAGGCACTGAAATTGTCGAGGCAATCGGAAACGCCGTCCCGCCTAAAGCTGCGGCTGAATACTGATTAACTGTAATGTTAGCTGCCGTTGCAGTGGTGTTTGCAACATAAAGCGAATTTACTTTTAAGGCTTTACCAGAACTTGCGGCATTACTTAATACAGACGTAGCTGTCGTGGTTGTAAGATTTACCGTTACCGTTTTTCCGGTAATAGTTGTTGGCGATACTAAATTTGGTGCGGCCATGTTAACCCCATATCATTGCGGCAGTAACGGCTTTTATACCGCTTCCACCTGAAACACTTGTCCAGCTCGTTACCCCAGACCCGTTTGTTGTCAAAACCTGTCCATTGCTACCTGTAGTAGTCGGCAAAACAAGCTCGTAATCCACAGCTAAAGCCGATGGAGCCCTGACCCCAATAAAATTTGTATTGCCTAAATTATAAAAATTAACATCGTAGCCACTTCTAACCCTTAAGCCCCAAGTAGCATCCCAGGTCAAATCCGATAGACCGCCAAAAGAACCGGCATTGTTGTATTGAATCTGCCCGCTAGAACCCCCAGGTGATCCGCTTCCTCCGGGAACGTTTACGGTTACAGCACCGCCTAATGCCGTAGCCGTTACACCAGAACCCGTAAAATTAAACGATGAAACCGCTGCCGTTATCTGCGTTCCTTCATCAGATACCGGAATAAGCGAACCAACACCAGCCGGACCCGTTGGCCCTGTCGGGCCCGGAACTGTTGAATTTGCTCCAGTCGGACCTGTAGCGCCAATACTGCCAGTAGGTCCAGTCGGACCGCTCGCGCCGGCATTTCCGGTCGGACCCGTTGGCCCAGACGCTCCAGCTGACCCCGTGGGCCCAGTCGGTCCAGCCGCGCCATTGACACCCGTTGGTCCAGTCGGTCCTGCTGCGCCATTCGCGCCCGTCGGACCTGTTGGACCTGCGGCACCGCTTGCACCTGTAGGTCCAGTCGGTCCGACTCCAGCGGTTACGTTTACAGTTACCGCATCACCCACAGCTGTTGCAGTAACTCCAGATCCCGTAAAGTCAAAAGAAGTGACGTTGGTTGTAAGCGTCGTTCCTTCATCCTTAACGGTAATCGCAGATCCGCCACCTCCAGCCGGGCCTGTTGGACCAGTGGGGCCAGCATTTCCCGTCGGGCCAGCATTTCCATTTGCGCCTGTCGGCCCCGTTGGACCAGCTACAGTGCTTGCGGCACCTGTCGGGCCGGTTGGGCCTGATGCGCCAACATTTCCCGTTGGACCAGTAGGACCAGCTACAGTGCTTGCAGCTCCGGTGGGACCAGTTGGACCTGTCGAACCGGTTGCGCCTATATCGCCAGTCGGGCCAGTCGGACCGGATGATCCATTCGCCCCAGTTGGCCCAGTAGGCCCAGAAGATCCGGAACCACCTGTCGGACCAGTAGGCCCACTATCTCCCGTTGGGCCAGTCGGACCTCCAGCCGGTCCAGTTGGCCCGCTTGTTCCTGTTGGTCCAGTTGGTCCGGTTGTACCTGAAGAACCATTAGCACCCGTCGGGCCAGTCGGACCAGTGTCGCCATTAACACCTGTCGGCCCAGTTGGGCCAGCAATCCCGGAATTACCAGTTGGGCCAGTCGGACCTATAGAACCTGCATCACCCGTGGGGCCAGTTGGGCCTGTTGGTCCGCCAGGGGTTCCCGCTGCACCCGTCGGGCCAGTTGCGCCGGTTGGCCCAGAAGATCCGGTTGGACCGCCAGCAGGTCCAGTAGGTCCGAATGGACCTGTTGGGCCAATTACGCCCTGGTCTATAACTAGCGTAATCTGGTTTGCGCCTGTAACTGTCGTGCTCAATTTGTCACCCCGTTCGATCTCACCAAGAACAAGAGAAAAATAATCAAGTCTTGCGCCGGGGTTGAACCGCTGGCAGGAATTGCAACCGTAATGTTTCCAGAGAAACCGACCGGGTTTGCAGCGTTAATATCTAGTTCTGTGTCAGTAGAAAGAACCGACCACGCGGATTCGTCGATTACCAATGTGAACGAACCGCCGGAAAGATTTTGATTTGCAATCGTTAGGCTTACAGGCGACGGAGGCGGCGTGTAGTCTGCTATGTCAAACGTGAGACCATATCGAGAGTCTCGAACGTTAGAAAGCTGGCGACGGATTATTTGGCTTGTGATGGTAGCGCCCGTCAGATTGCGCGGCGTACCGTCTGAATTATTAAGCGTCAGATTCCAGTAAGTCTTTTGATTGTAGACAAGCTCACCGGCAATGATTTGATTGTCGAACCCACTAACTTGCGTAAGCGTATTCTTGTTAAAGACGGCCATGTTCCCTCACTCGGTAAATTGACGTTCGTTAAGCACTCTCAACTGAACGTATGGCTATCGTGTCTTTTTTAAGATTCTATCACCGCTTGTCTGTAAAAAGCTAGATTCGTTTTTAGTCGCTCATCATCAGGTGACAACTCAACTGCTTTCTCGCCATACTCTAATGCCTGTTTGTGCATTCCCAAGTGGTGAGCAGCAATTGCCGCTAAGTCCCAGGGTTTCATGCCCCAGACTTCAGGGTCAACCGTGTAAACCAATTGTTTGTCATTGATCGTCAGTGCCATCGTCGCCGCATGGAGACACTCTTTCCACAAGCCTTTCATATAACAAGAGTTGGCAAGATCAACCCACGGTTCCCTACAGTTTGGAGCCTCTGCGACTGCCCGTCGATGCCAAGACAAAGCCTCCCACTGATTACCTTTTTTGTCATATGCCTGCCCCATCAAACGCATGGCATAGGCTCGTTCGTTGTACCACTTGGCCTCGGGGTTATCGAGATATTTCTTAAACGCTTCTATCGCCTCATCCCAAAGATTGTAAAAAGTTAGTTCTCGCGCAAAATAAAACGCATTCCTTGGGCAAGCAGGATCTTCCTTGACTGCAAGCCTAAGCAGATCCATATACTGACCTCGACTCTTCGTTGCATCTGGATAGTGAGATACCAAGAGCGCAGGAGTCTCTGCATAAACCTCTGTAATTCTTTGATCGGGTCTCGGGTATTCGTGGACCGGATGATGCCAGTGGTAACCATGTCGAGCGTGAATCTTCTCGTACATGAAATTGATGCCGCAGCCCCAACAAAATTGATAACGCAGTCTTGTGGTATCAGGGTTCCATACTCGCTCAATTTCGTAACGCCAGCCTTCTTCTAGCACCTCATCAAGATCCAACGAAATGCAAACGTCTACATCAGGCACTAAACACAAAGCAGTGTCTCGCGCTATGTCAAACCTCCAAGGTCTAACCGATATTTGATGGGTAATGATTCCGCATTCTTTCGCCAAACTTACAGTCTCATCTGTCGATCCTGTGTCAGCAATCAAAACGTAATCTGCATCTTTTGCTGATTCATAAAAACGCTTTACAAACTGCGCCTCATTTTTCGAGATAGCGTAAACGCAAAACTTAAGCCTTCGCTTATAAACATAAACGCCGATCTCGTTTTCAACCTCATGCTCATGAGACCTACCGAAAGCCGCATGAACTTCCTCATGGCTCCAATTGTCAGTGACATGCTTTTCGTGCGGGTTACCCTCAAATTCATCTTGCGGGTAATACCCTAAAGGAATAGACACGATGGTGTAGTGCGCCGCTTCCCTGCATCGACTTAAAAGATGCTGCGCCTCTTCAACTTCCATATGCTCAAGAACATCCCCAAGAATGATTACATCAACTTTAGGGATTAGTAGGTTGCGAATGTCTGTGATTGCTAATTGATCGTACAGATCTTGCAATCCGAACTTTTCAACATAAGGTTGGTGAATTTCCACGCCTGTCCATATTTGCCCTTCTTTTTTTAAGAGCTTGGCGTAGGTTCCCGATCCGCAGCCGACATCTAAAACGGTCTTGGGGTTGATGCGATTAAATACTTTTGTGATGTAGTGTTTGCCACTGTTGCTTGAATAGGGCATGTCATGTCCAAGGTAAGGGTGGGTCAATGGTGGAAGGGTTTGCCTTTTCCGAAAGTCTTGTCGTGATGATTGATTCGGTTCCTTCTTTTGAGACTTTATCCCATACCCAGGTTAAAACCTGATCTTGGGTAAGCTGGTCAAATGGGATAAATGTATCGCCAGGAAGCCCGAGCGTCGTCACACCGTCAAATGATTCTGTATCTTGATTTACGATCCAAGAAACTCTGATGACTACATCAGTCAAAGAATCAAGTGATTTTAGACATTCTAGTTTAGTGACTGACCAGTTCATTTCGCCTCCAGTGCGCTAACCCTAGCTTCTAACGCTTCGACTTTAGCGATTAGTTCTGCGATTACAAGATCTTTCAGGATTTGCAGCTTGTTGTTGTCAAAAGTCAGAACCCGCTCATCTGTACCGGGAATCTTCTGGTAATCTCCATTGGGAAGAATAGGTGACTCGATAAGCGCTTGCGGTAAACCGCTTCCGACTTGTTGCGCTGTATATCCCCAAGTCTCTGTGCTTTGCTCAAATTTCCACTTCCAGACAACCGGCTTACCAATTTGCTTGTAGGCATCAATCGCGTTAGAAACGGGAATCGCTCCGACCACATCTTTCATCCGAGCATCAGATGTAAACGTAGACCAAGTGGAAGTCGTGCCGCGCTGGTTAATAAACACGCCGGCGTAGGTTGAACCGGATAGCGTGAACAAGTCGAAATTGTCTGAAGCTGTTGCGCCATCGGAACCGATAAACGAATTAAGAACGGATGTCGAACCGGTTCCGGCAATCCCAACTATGGTTCCCGTTCCATTCTTAAACCCGCCAACGTATGACTCGGAAACGATTCCGCTCGTGATCTTGCTTCCAGGTAAATTTGGTATGTCGCTTGCGGAAAGACTGATTGTGCCGCCGAGCGTAAGGCTCCCGCTCGTGGTTACGGTTCCGCTCAGCGTAATGCCAGAAACGGAGCCTGTACCACTAACGCTAGTAACCGTTCCCCCGCTTGGCGTTGCAAAGGTTCCGTCTCCACGCAGGAACTGAGTCGTTGAGCCATTAAATGCCGAGAACGTGTAAGACCCGTATCGGATAGAACCGCTTCTAACATTAATCGCATATCCCGCAGAGTCAGCAATAGAAACTTCTGTGCCGCCAGCGCTGTTGTAACCTCGCACCGCAGCCGAATAAGAATTGTCTTGATAACCTAAAAACCCGCTGACAACACCAGATCCGTAATCTCTCGTTCCCGCAGTGCCATAGCGAACCGTTGTTGCGCCAACCGTGTACCAACCGCAAAGAATGCCTTCTAAGCTCGCGTCGGTTGTCTGCCCGTAGTAACTTGCAGCGACATAATTTGTGCCGCTTGGATTTGGGATTACCGTCGTTGCGCCGTAAGCGGTAGTTCCGGCAATGATCGGATTAAGACGAAGGATTGCATCAGTCGATGTTCCTGTTCCGCCAAACGAAGCAAGCAGGGTATTGCTTGAGTTGTAAACCGCTACTTTGTTTGACACACCTTTGTTAATCTCGACCCGCTGAGCTCCGCTTACGCCCGTGACTAGCTCGCCGCGCAAATAGGCGGCATTCGCGTAGAGGTTGCCCGAGGGCTGATCCAAATACCAACCGAGCGTTCCAAAGTTAGATGTTGTCGGAGGTGTTGGCCCGTTGTAGTTGTCAGATCTAATACTTTGAAAGATCGACGCGGCAATTGGCCCCGTCCATGCCGTCGAGTTAGCAGGCACTCCATCAACCGTTACCGCGTTTGCGTTGTAGCGTCCCTGGATGTACCAGAGAACCTGACCGATAGCCACAGCGGGAACCGTCGATGACCAGCCGGCAGGAACGGCTGAGCCGGATGTTGGTGTTGTAAATGTCGGTGTTGATGAGGATTGCGACTGCACTAAGTACGCCGTAAGCGCAGCAATGCCTACCAAACCAGAACTTCCCGTCGGTCCGGTCACAGACGATCCTGTTGGACCTTGCGACCCCGTGGGGCCTGTTGGTCCCGCCGCAGCCGTTGGAGACCAAACTAATACTGAACTTGTAGCCGAGAGCGAACTTTTAGCGGAATCGTTTTCTACAGAGAAAGCAAAGTAATAACTCGCCGCAGAAAGTGTAATGTTGTCAAACTTAAAGGTCGATGAGTTCGCAAACGTAGAACCATTAGAAAGAATGGCTGAACTCCATACCTTCCAATCGGTAGCAGATGGGCTTGCAGAGGTCGTGTAAAACAAGGTGATCGTCGTTACTCTTCCAACTGCTGGCATCGTGCAGGTAGCCGAGAAAGTCGGAGGAGCTGCCGAAGGTGCAAGGTCTCCAATGACCGGGGCATTTAGGGAAGAAAAGTAATTAGGGCTCGGCAAGCTTGAATTGGGAGCGGCAGTAAATGCGGTGATGCTCGCATCGTCGTAAACAACCGCGTTATATTCAGAAAGCTCTAGGCTTGCACCGAGGTTGCCATCATCGACAGTCGCCTCGGATACCTTCATCACTCTAAATAGTTTATTCGTCCATCCGTAGTCGGCGTTTGTAATATCAACCACATCGCCCGCGTCAACTTGAATGCCGGGGTAAGTGGAAGTGATCGTGACAATCAAATCCTCTCTGGCTTGCTCAAGCCTGCGGTTTCCTAAATACTGAGCCTGAACAGAGTCGTTCGTAAACTCTAAAGTAGTTGTCTGTCTATTGGGTGGTTCGTTGGGATATAAGAGACCCGCAGGAGTCTCCATATAAACAAGATCGGGCTGATCTCGATTTAGTTTGGAAGGAAACTCAATCTGAATCTGGTTGATCTGCTGATTAATGTCGGTGGCCGAAACTCTGATTTCGCCAATGAGATTAGTGTCATTAAATGAAAAGGTCGAGCTTTCTGCTTTGTTGATGACAATCGACCAGAGACCCGAAGCCGCGTTATATGCCATCCAACTATCTGAGCATTCCAGCATCTTTTCGACGTTCTCAAGCACCGGCCTTCCTGTGTCGACAACACCGTTGATCCTGTATCGGGCTTGCGTAGCTGATCCACCTCCTGCGGGCGTGTAGGTGATTGTCTGGTCTGAGTAAGTATTAAGAGCCGTCGCGCTTGTCGAGTCCACTAGCCCCGTCATGCCAGCGCCGTACCTTGCGTCGGTCATGTAGTCGTACCAGACATCTCCGGGTTTTGCTACGGTTCCACCTTTAGGATAGTGCTTGCAGTAAAACGTGATCGGCTGCAACCCTGTGGTTCCTGCGTCAGCGTTGTAATTGAGCTTGACAATTGCAAAGGCTAGACCGTTCATCTGCCGACCTGATGAAGGCCAGCGTAACGCAACAGGAATATCTGATCCCCCCATAAAGACATTAGGCGCGGTTCCGTTTACAGATGTAATCGTTCCTGCATTTGTCGATGTGTAAAGACTGATATACAGATTGCCGGAGATTTTTGTGTCGACATTTCCATCACCGTCAGTCAGAGACACTACTTTAGTCTGATCCGTGCCATCAAAAGTGACTAAGCGATCACCGTAATAAAACTTTGTGCGATCATAAGAAAAGGTTGCGCTTGCGTCCGACGAGATAGAACTGATCGCAAGAACGTAGTACATCGTTTTTTGATCGCTCGACAAGAC